TAACTTTTGTAAGCTCTATTTTCAATCATCTTGTTTCTTATATGAGTCTGCTTCTTTTCTTTTTGAATCCGTCGTACAAACGCATAATAAATTATTTGCGTAAAATAAGCAAACGGATTACTTGATTTTTCTGAATTAAAATTTGATACATATTGTAAGCAATTTTCAATACCATCAGAAATCATATCATCTCTATATGTGTAATTGATAAAATTAGGCCGATATGCTAAATGAGTTGCAATTTTGAAAAAACACTCTCCAATATAATTTGTTACTGAAGGCTGAGGTTTTTCTTCTTTTTCAGCAATCAAACATTTTTCTTTCCATTCAATCATAGCCTTTAAAAATAATTTATTATCAACATAATGTAATCTTTTTCTTTTAATCATTATTTTTCCTTTGTAGTTATAGTATATAACTATACACCAATTTATAGACAATGTCAAGTTCCAAAATTAAATAAAAAGAGACTTGACATATCAAAAAAAATGATATATACTAACTATGTTAGGTCATTAATGAATAAGTTTATTTGAATTAGATAAATCATCAAACAATTCATCATAAGTTTCTTCATCATCAATATTATCTAAATCTTTAAAACCATTATTACGCATTTGGGTTAAAACATATTCATAATATTTAATTAGGCCCGGAGAAGCATCTGATATTAAAAGAACATTTTTTAAAGAAAGTTCAAATGATACTGCTTCTGACATTGGATACATCCAATGAGATAGTCCTATAGAATCTTCTTGAGTGCCTGTTAACATTTTGGGCATCAGTTGCAACTTTAAAGGATGTAGAACTTTTATTTGAGTTTCTGATATAACATTATTTTCAATCATGCAAACAATATCTTCACCATTGTTCAGCTTTATAAACTTATAAGGAGTAGATTCTTCTGTGGCCATGTTAATTCTATTTATATCATCCATATCTAACTTTATATCCTCATTTCAGTTTTATATTTTTGATTTCATAATTGAATTGTTCCTCATTATAGAGGTTGAGGCGTTCCATAAAGTGATTCAGTGTATAATTTTGTCTTTCTTTGTATGACATGTCGTCAGCAATATCATAAATTAAAACGGAATGCTTAGTTGTAGAACGACGCAATCCTCGCCCAATTGATTGTAACACCCTAATTTTAGACTTACTGGGCGAAGCGAGCACGATGTTATTAATATTCCTAATATTAATACCTTGGCTGAAAGTGCCATAACTTGCAATAGTGATTGAATTTTTTTCTTTATCAACGATTGCTCGTATTTCTTCCCGTTCTTTTGTGTCTGTTCCGCCATATACAAAGAATGTATTGACATTATCTTTCTCCTTTACTTTATCATATAAAATTTGACCATGCTTTTCAACTAACTGAAATAAACACAGAGTATTCCCAGACAGGTGTGTTAGTAAATTAATAATAAAATTATTTCTTTCGTCATTACCTACAATATATTCTAGCTCTTCAAAATATGTCATTTTCTCTCTGATTGGAGGATGCTTTAGAACTATACATTTTATCTTCAACTTGGCCAGGGTTTTTCTGTCTATTAATTCTTTCGTTGATATTATCTTTTTTGCTGCGCCAAATAACCCCTCCAAGATTAGGTGATGGGTTTGTATTGAATCTAATGTTCCTGTAAGGCCAAATCTATATTTACATTGATGTAATTTTGTCATAATACTAGTAAGAGATTTGGCCTTAAACATATGAGCCTCATCACCCACAACGCAACCAAATTGTTCAAAGTATTTTCTTGGCATCTTGTATAACGATTGCCATGTGGATATTACAACATCCTTTGTAATCTTCTTATCATATCCCTGATATATCTTTTGACAATGTGTGCGAGAACTCCAGCCATAATCCTCAAAATCTGAATACATTTGTTCCACCAAAGATGTAGTTGGCACCAGAATTAGTGTCGTTAGTCCCATCATATGGTAATAGCGAATAAGGGAATATATTATTAAAGATTTACCAGAAGCAGTAGGAGAAATAATAAGAACACGATTTGTGGAAATAGCATGTTGTATCGCATCAAATTGATAATCCCTAATTTTAAGTAATTTTCCTTTTGATTTAGATTTAAGACTATTGACAAATCCTTTAACCATTTCTCGATCAACCGTATTTTCATTTTCTATCCCTTCTTCTATTATGTATGAAATGTTATTATTATCACAAAATTTCTTAATATATGGAAGCAATCCTACATATATTTCTCCTGATGTTGGTGAAAAAAGTCTAATTTTACCATCCCACATTTTGTTTCGGTATGCGGGCATAAATTTGAAGCCTGGAACTTCAAATTGAAAATAAGAAGTTAGCTCTTGTAATGTGGATTGTTCTAAATCTTTAAGAATCAAATAAACTTCATTTTTCTTAGATATAAGCATTTTGTAATGTGCCAGGTTGCCCGTATTGTCCTCGTAAAATGATGTTCCAAGATATACTTATTCGTTCATTATCAGTAGCAGGAACCCAATGCACTAACCAAGAAGGAAAAATATATCCTCGGCCGACAGCTGATTTAAACTCTAGTATGGAAGAATTATAATTATTTGGAATATTCTTTGGTTGTAAAATACATGATTGTGGTCTGGGATCAAAAAATTGTATTGATGATCCTGATTCAATATAATAGACCCCAGATAGAATATTATTAGAATGTGTGTGTGGTGGATGGACATTCCCTTTAAAAAGTATATTAGCCCACATGCCGGTGATTTCTATTTCATCATATAGCATACCTAATTTTTCTAAGTGTATTTTTGTATACTTTAAAACAATATCTCTTAAATTAAGGAAATCAGAAATGGTGTAGAGATTGTCTTTTGTATGATATTTGTAATTCTTACGAGCATCTTTAATATACTTTTTCATATTCTTAAAGGTTATATCATTCGGCATATAATCAAATTGTGAAATTATTGTAGGAAAACATTCATAAAACTTCACATTAGCCATGTTATTATACTCCACCTTATCCCCTTTGTAACTTTTTTTACTTCATGGGGAAACATAAAATTGGAAGGAAAGACTATCGCTGAACCCTTTCTTGGCTTAAATGTCTTATCTGCTACCACAAATTCTCCACCTTTGTAATCATCATTTAAGAATAACAACACAGATACTTGTGGATATCCATAAATTTGACCATGGCTATGGTGTATGTTATCTACATGACTTGACATAAAACCACCTTTTAAATAACGATTAATACGAAAATCTGTGATATGTTGAACACTAAAAATAAGATGTTTTTCTGAATATTTTTTGATTGCATATTCAAAAACATTTTTGATATCATTATACCAAACATTACCGTTTTTAATCCACACTTCATCCATACGCACTCGTTCATCGGAAATTTCAGTTTTTCCTTTATGGCTTGAATATGTTGATGGTTGAAAATTAAAATGATAGTTTGTTATATTCCAACAAAGTTCATCAGGAACAACATCTTCATAATATCCAATATAATCTACTGTATTCATTATTGTATCATACCAGCTTCAAATCTTTTCCAATCTTGGGCATTTTTAATGTCCCAACCCCGTCTGTCAATAGATTTTAAGATACCATCAATAAATTCAAGGATAATTTCCAAGTAGCTAATCTTATTTGCTAATGCTATGATTTCTTCATCAGAAGTGATATACATATGAAGATCGGTTTTGAGAACCTTTAGATCAAATGGTTTTGCGACATAAACCTTTGCGTCAGACTTACCGCCATAATATTCCCATTTTTGTCTATATAATCTTTGATACTCACCTTTATTTTTTATCAGTAAACTTTTAAATCGAGTCTTATAATCGAGCCACTTAGGCGCGATTACTTGATTTTTAAATCCTTCTTGGTCTAAGTGTTCTTGATCTATTATAGGTAAGTCTTGATTTGCTTCATTTTTCAATTGGTCTAAATTCATAATCTTCCATTATTATTAAATTATAATGCTGTCATTGTATATATTTTGTATGCGAACTCTGCTGTTACTTTGATATATTCTACATCCGTAGCATCTTGACTATAAGTTAAATCTCCTATAGAAATAGGGAAAATATCTTCAAAGTTAATTTCCAAAATAGGATTATTCTTACTAGACAGAATCATAATAAAAGCATCTGAATACATAGCTCGATCTGGCACGGCCGCGCCAGTTGAAGTTGTTGGGGTGTTAGAAGTAACATCTCTATAGGTTTTGAACTCCTCTCTATCTTGAGGAAATCCAAGACCTGTCATCCAATTATGCAAACTTATATAGTTTTCAAGATATTCATCCACCAAAAACTCAATTGATAAGTTACCATATTCTAACTTTTCTCCAGGCAAAGGTATATCCTTATAGGGAGTAGACAATATTGCAGTACCCAAAGATATGCCTGGAATATTCACAGCTGTCGCAAAGAATTCTACTTTCGGTAACTGATGTATACCAAAACGAAATTGTGTAGGCGAAGCATAATCTAGCTTGTTTGGCTGTCGTGCTAATGGAGATGTTGATGTTACCATACTCTTATTTATATGTCATCAACAACGCCATTCTTATATATAGGCCATTTTTCATTTGTTCAAAATATTTAGCTCTTGGATCGCTATCAAACCAACTGGGTATTTCTTCATTTCTAGGAAAAGGATGCATTACAATACATTCCTTTGGCATTTTTTGTATATGTTCCTTTGTCAACTTATAAGAGCCTTTACTACCTCTTTCTTTTTGAACTCTGGTTAAATAATAAATATCGGATTTTGGTAATTTATTAATATCATAGGTTTCGCAATAGTGCACATCACACTGGGGTTCTAAAATTTTTGAAAGAGAATGTATTGTTCTACTATTAATTATATCACCGACAAAGGTAATTGTCAAGTTCTTTATTCTATTAAACTTATCATGAATGGTATATAAATCCAACAAAGTTTGTGTAGGATGTTCTCCATTCCCGTCACCAGCATTGATAACAGGAACATCACTCACCTCTGAAGCTATCTTAGCATCGCCTGCATTTTGTGAACGTAACACAATTATGTCACTATAACAGCTCATCGTGCGAATAGTATCCCGTAAATTTTCTCCTTTTGAGACACTACTATAATTGATTTCATTGATAGTTATAACTTGACCACCAAGTTTATACATGGCAGCAGCAAAAGAGGAAGATGTTCTGGTTGATGGTTCGTAAAAAAGGTTTGTTAGAATTTTATTATTTAGATAATTTCGGAATTGTCTAGAATTATTCTTTATATTCTCTACATGATAAAATAGAATCTCAATTTCTTCTATAGTTAAGTCTGTAATTGAGATCAAATGTTTCATTAAAATTTATTTAAAAATCTTGATATATGATGAACAAATGGCAACAAAGAAAGCCCCATCAATATATTTACACCAGTATGTGCTATTGCTATTCTTAATGTCTCTCCTTTAGGAAAACCATCGGAAACAAAAATGCCTGCTAACCATATAGTGCCGGTTGTTCCAATATTTGCTCCTAATACAGCAGCGATTGCAGATGGTAATGGAAGAACACCGCTTGCAACTAATCCTACAATTGCGGTGGTGGATAGAGAACTGGATTGCCATAAAAGAGTACAAAAAATACCGCCTAGAAACATCCAATATGGATTAGAAATAAATGGAATTAATTGTTCAACATGTCCTAGAGACTTCATACCACCAGCAAACATTTTAAGACCTACATAAAATATCAATAATCCTACTATAATTTTAAATGCTGGTGAATGGTGCCACGACCATATTGAAGGCAAATCTGTCATCATTATATAAATCTCCTATTACACTCCTATTATTTATGTGTAATAAAAAGAGGGTGCTCGAAAGCACCCTCTAGTCTTTTAGTCAAGTTTCTTATTAGAAACGAAGCTTACATGAGATTCGTGACCTTGACACGCCGATACCAGGCGTTAGTATTGGCCTCTAACTGCAACTGGCATGACGACTGCTCAGGCAGAAGCTTTGGGTGATGCTAGTGGTAATGCTTTTGCAGAGATGGCATTCTCAATTGAGAAGACCACTGTTACTGCCGTAACCCGCGCCTTGAAGGC